GCGATCTGCCTTGTTGGCAGAAAAGTGTATAAGGCTGTCCAACCAGTTTGGAAGAAAAATTTCTCATTGGAACCATACAGTGAAAAGGAGCAAGATTTCATATGGAAGCAGCCTGTCATCACGGAAACGAAGTTTGTTGAGGCATCTAAGACGTGCACATTTGAACAGTTTGAGGGCAAGTTGTACAAGAATATGGCCAGATTTGGTTTTCACTCACCCAAAGGCATTATCAACGTTCTGGGAATACCAGTCGGTGGAAGTGACTGGCTTGTTCCACATCATGCTTTGCCGCCAGATGGAGAGGAATGGTACGTGGATGTCTCCATGGAGCGAGATCATGGTGCTGTTGGGTACAAGAAATTCCATGAGTACGTCAATTCCCGCAACTGGTCACAGGTTATTGTGGAATCTGAGAAACACATCATGACCGATTTGGCTGTGTTGCGGTTGTCCAATACAGGGAGTGTGAAGGATTTTGGAATCTTCATACAAGAGGAAGCCATTCGACCAACAGAGGATGTCCAAGCGAATGTGAAGCTTTTCTATCGAGACAAAAATTTGAAGGAGCTGAAATGGCCATCGAGTGCAGTTTTGATGGAGGCTCCTGATTACAAAATTGGATTTTGTCAACAAGGCTACGCTTACACTTTGCCAAATACCTTTGATGGGCTTTGTGGATCTCCATTGGTGACGAATGGAAAAAACCCAATGATCATCGGCCTGCATGTGGCTGGAGATGGTATCAATGCGTTTGCATCTATGATCACCCAAGAATCACTGAAACTTGCAAAGCTACGAATTCCCAAATGGAACGCTCATGGTTCATCACCCTTGGAAGAAGAAGAGTATGGAATTAAATACAATGTCGGACCAAACATTCATCCAAAGAACCCAGTCAACTTTTTGAGCCAAGACAAGGAACACCATGTCACTATTTATGGACAATCCACCATTCCACAAGTGAGGTTTTCTTCCAAAGTCGAAACATCCCCAATCTCTGGTGCTGTCACCAAGATAATGGGAGAACCTCGCGCTCATACACGCCCTCCCACATTTGCAGAATACATGCATTACAATCGTGATTTGGATATCATGACAGAGAAGAAGATCCCACCGAAAGCTTCTATTATGCGGAGGGCTCTCAAGGACATGTGCGATGGCTTCGATGAGTTTCTTGAAGATCACCCTGATTTTGCCAAAGCTGTTGGCAAGCTCACCTACGAACAAGCCATTAATGGTATAGATGGTGCTGCGGGAATAGACAAGTTGAATTTTCAGGCGTCAGTGTCTTTGCCTAAGCGAGGCAAGAAAAGTAAGTATGTCAAGTTAGTTGAATCTGACGAACATGAAGTGGCGTATGATTTCGATGAGGATGTTCTGGATGTGCGCTCGAGAGTTGGCCAAATGGAGCAAAAGTTGTTGACAGGTGTAAGAATCAATACTCTTTTTGCTATGTGCTTGAAGGATGAAGCCCTCACATTTGCTAAATATGACAAACACAAGGTGCGAACTTATTCGGCTGCTCAAGTAGCATTCATTATCTTGGTCAGGATGTATTTCCTTCCTCTGATGGCTGCTCGCCGAAGGTATCCATTACATTTTGAATCTGCTGTAGGTAGCAATGCAGCTGGAAAGGATTGGCGTTGTTTTCATGAGTCTTTCCGTGATTTGCAAAGGATTTTCAACGGCGATTTCGTGAAGTTTGATAAAGGCATGGAAGTTCAGTTCTCTACTGGAAGTTTTGAATATTATGAACACATTTTCAAGAGATGCAAGATGTCTCAAGATTTCCTCACGATCTGCAGAGGTATAGGAACTGAGGTGTGTTATCCTGTTTATGAGATCAAGAGCTTGTTTCTGGAAGTTGTCGGATCCAATCCTTCTGGACAACCCCTCACTGTAGAAGTCAACAACGATGCTAACCGCCTTTACATGCGGTACGCATACTACTCTCTACACCCTGAAGAAGTACCTTTGTTCCATGAGATGGTAGACTTACTGTGTTTTGGTGATGATAATATTGGTTCCGTAGATGAACGGGAAAAGTTGTTCAATCATTCGTCAATTGCAGAGGTCTTGAAAACTATTGGAGTCGGATACACCATGTCAGATAAGGAGTCCGCTTCTGTCCCTTTCATTGACATTGAACAAGCAGATCTCCTAAAGCGCAAGTTTCAAAAGCATGACACTCTTGGATGCATTGTGGGGCCAATTGAAGAAGCCTCAATTCTAAAATCTTTGCATACATGGAGGACAGATTCTCCTTTATGTGAGGGAGAGTACATGGCAGGAGTTTTGCGCCAAGCCCTCGACGAGTACTTCTTGCATGGGAAGGATATTTACGACCAGAGGAGACCACAAATTGAGCAGATTGTGCGAGAGCATGTTTGTAATCCCCCAATTTCTGACTTCTTCTTCCCTCCAAGTTTTGAAGACTTGGAACAACGTTACGAGAAGACCAGTAGTGTAATGGAGGATTTTTCTCAAGGGGTTCTGGCTTGCAGGACAAAGGGTTTAGTGAAACAATCGTTTTTGGATCCATATCCGCCATTGGATTCCGAGATCAGGTTGGAAGTACCTGATGAACTTCCCATCTGCGACCCATACGTAGACCATCCCACTTGCATGGACCAATATTGCAATTGGAATTCCAATCCTCTTGATGTGTTTGCAGCGTTTCTTGTTGGTGTTTCCATTGTTGCAGTATTTTTCAACAGTTGGTTATATCGCATGGAGTTCGTTCCCAAGATCGATTACAGAATTTTTCTTCTCACCTTTCCATCAATCGGATGCTTGCCCATGTTGACCTACCATGTAGTCATTGGGTATGCTATTGGGAAGTATTTTGAGTGGATTTTTGCAATTTTCGTGTATGTTTGGAATGATGCCAAGATCAATAAAAGGAAGAAGAGGACCGTAAGGTGTCCTCCACGGAATTGGAAGTTTTCGAACTTGGTTTGTCGCTTTGTAGACACGCCTAGGAAGGCTAGGAATAGGGAAAAAGCTGAAGAGTTGAGACTCTTGGCACATAAGGCGAAGATGGATTTCGTTAAAAAGATGAATGTGGCCAAATGGAAAAAGGCCAATTTGGAAAAGCAGGCTGAAGTTCTTCCATATTATGACGAACTCGAACAACAGATTCAAAATGATCGTATTCGAAGAAGGATGGTGGAAATAGATAGAGAATTAGTCTGTGATGAGCTGTCAATGTTAGCAGCCAATGTTGGCCAACCCATTAGAGTCTTTTGTGGCTCGCAAATTTTGGGAATTTCTATGGAGCAGAGGCTCTTAGAACGACAGGTGACAGAACGCATGTGTACCCATATCACACGTGCATGGTTGGTCCTGAAGATGCATAACACTCCCTTGCGTGACTTGTTCACGGTGGATGTGCTCTATAGGATCCTGTCTGGAGCAGCACCCACTTTTATAGCAGTGCACCCAGGCGAATTTCAAATGGATGGCGGCTTTCGTTCACAAGCCGCACAATTCCGGGGAGAAGAGGATTTTAACTCCTTCCCACTACAAAGAACCCCTTAGATGAGCCTTGGCAAGGCCTCTATTTGTAAATAAGCTACTAATGTAAATAATCAGAGTTCAAGGGAAGACTCGCAGTCAAAACTTCCCCTTCGTAGTGTGGTTAACACTCAAAAATTACCAGTGATGGATGTCACGTTAGTTAAACAAGCAGGGATTACCAGTCAAATGGTTGGTCCCACTTTTGAGAAGAAGTCAATTGTGTCTTATTCTGATTTCAACTCTAACACCCAGATAGTGGAATCCAATCCCGATGGATCGTATGATATGGCTCAATCGAGTGATTCTGATTTTCCAAATTGGTTTGAAAGGCCAGTAAGGATTAAAGATATTACGTGGGCTGTTAATAGTAGCATTTCTGAAACATTCTATCCTTGGCACCTATGGTCTTTGGACCCTAAGATTGCCAACAGGCTAACCAATTATCGGAATTTTCGAGGCAAATTGCACGTGAAGTTTATGATCAATGGTAATCAATTTTATTGGGGCCGTTTGTTATGTTCTTATAGTCCTTATGATGTGTTGGACCCAGTGGCACCAGCTAATTTATCCTACGTTAATTCGTCTTCTCTAGTCCAGTGTTCGCAAAGACCCCACATATATTTGGATCCATCATCTTCTACTGGTGGGGAGATGGTTCTTCCTTTTTTCCATCCTAAGAATGCCATTGATATGACAGTAGCTGAAACTTTCATTGAAATGGGCAAGGTTGAAGTGAATGGATTGAGCTTGTTGCGCAAGATGAATGGCACGCAAGCAGTGTCCATAAGTGTTTGGGCATGGTGTGAGGACGTGGTCTTGTCTGGGCCAACTCAAATTAACATGGCTAATTTAAGTGCACAGGCCGAACTTGATGAGTATGGTACCGGACCTGTTTCCAAACCAGCATCTGCTGTAGCGAATTTTGCAGGCAAATTAGCCTCAGCTCCCGTTATTGGACCTTATGCTAGGGCCACTCAGATGGGTGCAGGTGTGTTGGGTAATATAGCTTCAATGTTTGGGTATTCGCGACCAACTATCATTTCCGAACCTTGTGTTAATTCTCCACTCCCTGTGGGGAATTTGGCACAAGTTGATGCCCCAGATACCAGCAGGTCATTTGCTTTAACTTCCAAGCAAGAGGTCACAGTTGATCCGCGTACAGTAGGTTTGGGAAGCACGGATGAAATGTCTCTCGACACCATGTGTGCACATGAAAGTTATTTTACCAGTTTTCTATGGGATTACGCAGATGCCACTGGGAAGTTACTCTTTAATATGGGAGTTGCTCCAA